CGCTGGCACCTTGCCAAGGTTGTTGGGTCTTGATTCAATCTGTTTCATTGGCTGTTTGGCATCACTTGAATTGTATTCGTAAAGTTCAATCGTGTCTGGTGTCCATCTACGGATGTAGTAATCACCAGTCCTGTCATATCTTTCGTCCTGTTCCAAGAGCATTAGTTCTGCTATCTCATAGTGTCCGTTTGGTTGTCTTATAAATCTCCAGTTCAGTATGTTCTCTGGTGTGTATATCTGACAGAACGGCCTGATGCCTTGTTCTAATTCTTCTGCCCTTGTGCCAACCACTGTCTCTGGTCTGTCAACTAAAACCAAACAGTGTCCATATATTGAACTCTGCACATTGACGTCTCTCATAAACGCCTCCCAACTCTGTCCTTCAAGATCAGCGTCTTTTAAGAACTGCTCTATCTCTGGTGAACTGTCTAACAGGCCAAAATCCCTCTTGGGTTGTTGTCTGTATAGGAATGCGTTGTATGTGTGAATGATTGAACGGCAATGGTTGTCTTCTGCCGCGTGTGATAATCTTGTAAGGTATTCGCCCTCGTTCTCGTACTGGTATCTCTTTAGATACATCCCCCTTTTGTATTCAGCACCACCAAGATAACTTCTCTTTAGGAATTTCCAATGATTGATGTATGTGTCATAGTCTTGATGTACTGGTAGGCTGATGTTTTTGCCTGATGCATCAGTGAATGTCTGAGTTAAACCGTAGATGTCCTGTGGCATTATATAATTGCTCCTGTTTTAACACTGAACCTTTGAGGTTCTGCCGTTTCGTATGCTGTCCTGATTGGGTAAAGAAATGAAATCAAATATCCTAATGCGTCATTCATATGGTCAAATCCCTGTGTCTTATCTGGCAACACGGTTCCCTCTTTATAAGTGTGTTTGCTAACACTATTTAACAGATTCTTACAGGATGGGTGAATGAATACCTGTCGCTCTCCTGACGCGGAACATAACTTGGCATTCACTGAATTTACACGATCCCTGACCGCCATATGCCTTGGTGGAACCTTGCAGATGAAGCCTGCGTTCTGTAGTATTGAAAGGTCAGTCCTACCACCCGCTGATGTTTTCCTTTGTCTTGATGCAGGATCTGGATACACGAATATCTTCTTGCCTGGATATCTACGATGTATCTCCTGGCACATCTCTTCCGTGTTTGAACTCCATATCTGTATCTCGTCCATCACATAAAGCACGCCGTTTTTGATGTGTGTCACCACGGCGGCCATTGGGTCAAGGTTGAAGTCCATTCCTATGTGTATGATGTTGTTGTCAAGTGGTTCGTCAAAGTGTTTGACGTTCTCACTCATTGAGAAACCGTAATAAATTATGCCTGAATATGTCTCCCAGGTTGCTTGGTATTCCTGTCTGAAAGTCTTGGCATCAAGATCCCTCTTGGCCTGTTCTATCTCTCCAGCATCAACGAAACCACCGTCAATGGTGGTGTACTGATAACTGCTCCATTCCTTCTCTGATGGATCCTGTCCCCTCTGATACAGGTCGTGGAACCAATTCATACCTTTTGGTGTGCCTTCAAACAAGGCCAGTCCCTGTGTGTCAGACAGTGTTGGTCTAAGCACTGTCGTCCAGGCCTCCTCGTCAATGTCAGCACATTCGTCAAGCACAAGGAAGTCAATACCAACACCCCTCAATGAGTCCTTGTTGTCAGCACCCCTCAAGCATATCCTTGATGTGTTTTTCAATTCTATTGTTAGTTCTGCCTCGTTGATCCTTTTGACCCAACGTAGGTCCTTCAATATCTGTTTGATCTTTACCCAGGCGATCTGTTTGGCCTGTCTATAACTTGGTGCCACGTACCAACATATCTTGCCAGAATTCCGTGCGTGATAACACAGTTCTCTGATTGCCAAAGTGGTTTTACCAAATCTCCTGCCAGTGACCAATACCCTGAATCGTGCTTGGTCATCCGCTACCTTGCGTTGCGGTGTTGATAGTTTCATACTGTTAATTATGTAGGGTTATTTCTCTTCCCAAGGTAATGGTCCTGTGGACTCTTCATCTGTTGGTGAATCCTGTTGGCCCAACCAATTTTTTCCAAGGAACATAAGCATACGAGCATCGCCCGCCAATGCTTTTTCAAACTGTGCCCGTCTCAGACTCTTCTTACCTTCTGCCTTGCCCTTCTCTATGAGGTTCTTGAATCTCTTCTGTAGTGTGGTCACTGATGTGCCAACGCAGTCTGCTATCTCCTCGTAGGTGCAGTGCATTGAAGCCAGTTTGAATATAAGGTCGTGATCTAATTTGTATGATTTCTTCTGTGCGTCCATTATAAACTTTTATCCTCGCATACGATCCTGAAATGTCTTGCGTCAGTGTCACCCTGTGATGTGACTATCTTGCAACGTATGTTGTACACGTTGCCAGAGGTGCCACCCTGTAATCTGATGTTGACCAACTTGCCATTAGTGACCTGTATGTCTGTTGATGCATTGGTTGGGTGTACCAATGGATCTGTGTCACCAGTTGGTGATGTGATAGTCACTGTTGGTGTACCATTGATACTGTCACCTGTTGTCAGGTAATCTGTGAAATCAAGTCCATACTGTATGTTAGACTCTGGATCCTTCGTGATGAACAGACCGTCGTTGTCTTTTTTGAATCCTGTTAAGTTTGCCATTAATGATTGCTCCTAACCCTTGGTGTTGAAAATCTGTTTGTCATTGGTGGTATGTTCAATTTTAAACTCCGTGTTTCTTGCGGTACAAGGTGTGCCCTTGTCTCTGCACTAACGATATTTACTCTATTTTCTGCCATTACCAATGTTTGTGTATTTTCAACTGGCACGACAATGGTCCTTGTTTCCGCATCAACCTTGATTGTGTTGAAAGGATCTGCTTGGAAAAACAGCCGTCCAACCTGTAAAGTGCTGGCTAATGCAGTCAACGCCGCCAAACCTGCAGGTTTGAATCTTGGCGATAGGTCTAATTCTGTAGCGGCAGTGATCGTTGCTTGACCTGAAGGTTTGAATGTTGGTTCAACCGCGAATGTAAAGGCTACATCAATGTCAGCAAATGTGTCTGTTATCGCACTCGCGGTTAAAACTGGTGTGAACGCACCTGTTATGACAATAGGTGTGTCATCTAATGCGTATGATATGTTTGCAGTCAGTGATGGTGACATCGCTGACGTGATTGCTATGGTGACGTCTATGACACCTGATGCTGTTGGATCTATAGTGAACGTTGAAACAAGATTGGCCGCACCTGGCTCTTCCAATGCTGTGTCCTCAACCACAGTGAATGATCCTGTGTACGATACAGTGTCTCCCAGTTTGAATGTTGGTGCCAGCAACATTGATCCCGCTGACTCAACCACATACTGTTTCTCCCAAAGGTCGTTTGGCCAGTTGTCCCAACTTGCTTCATTGCCCAACCAACTCTCAACAGGCCAGTCATCCCAGGCTGTCGTGGCCAGGAATGTCCAGGTGTATTCACCTTCAACAGTCACGAAGTCGTCAACACTGAAACCTGTTTCAAAGTATGTGTTTAGATTGAAACTGTCCCAGGTGTAGTCACCCGTGATGTCGTAGATCACACCTGCGGAACTGGCCGCACTGGCTATGGCAGTGAAGTTGTCAATCACAGCAGGTTTGAATGATGGTGTTATGCTTAAAGTTGCAGTGCCCTGCAGTGATGCTGTCGCCAAAGCAAGATTGTTTGTTGATACCAACACGTTGGCGTTGGCCTGTAAATTTTTTGTTGCACCTAACTTGAACGTAGGTGTCGTTGCTGTTGTTGTACCAACTGACATATTGCACACAGCAAATTTCTTGTTGATACTGGTCTCGTTGACACTGAAGTTGGATGACACACTTGATTCACCAAGTCTTAGTATTGCTCCTTGTACAGAGATAGAGAATGTGCCCTGCAGTGCAGGATCGTTGTCTCCACCGTTGCCATCAATGATGTGATCGTCACCCTCCCAAGTCCTCGTCAGCACTCCAGGATTTGAAACTGAATGTACGAATGTCTCTGGTGACGTGCCAATTC